TCAGATTCATTAAATTGATTTATATAATTAATTCCAGTTCTAGAGTTAAATAAACCGCTAGAATGTATTAAAGTATTAAATCTTAATTCCTCTGCAAAATTTTCTTGTACTACATAAGCTCTAACCCCATAATCAAAAGCTGTTTCATTATATCCTGCGCGCAGTCTATTTACTTCGATATGTGTACCTGCATATGATCCTGCTGCTGGATTTATTGTTAATAAATAACAGTTAAAAAAGTCAATATTTATAGCGGTTGTAGTTAAATCATCAATTAGTCCGCTTGTTGCTGTTTCGTAAAATATATCCAAATCTGATTCTACCGGAGTTGTTTCATAAACACATAACCCGGAAGTAACAGCACCTGTAGAAACTAATGCAGTCCCTGCTGGATTTGCGATAGACTGTACTATTGTAGAATTTGAACCTGTTTGATTGGTAGCATTTAGATATTTAGGGAAAACAGATACATCGCATGGCGATATTGAAGTTCCTGTACTTGGAGGAATAACTGCTGTTTGATCTCTTGGTATTTTATTTATACTATCACCTAATCTTGCTACTGTATTTTGGCTAGTAACTAATGATATCCAATTATAATATTCTTGTTCTCTTTGTTTTATAACCACCCTATAAGAATAGGCCCAACCTAAAGCTTTTAAAGCATCTATTTGGGTTTGAGAAAATGCAATTCTTAAAGCATTGAATGCGTCAGTAGAATTAGCATCACCGGTCTTTGGGTCTACATAGATAGAATCTCCTCCTGAATTAGATAATATAACAGGAGTTTGTCTTCCAAATTTATCTGCTAGCACAATACCTATTTGATAAGTTCTTCTTGATTTAACTGATAAATAAGGTATTCTAGCATTTCTTGCAGCAGCTTCTCCAGTATTACTTACATTAAAACTTATATCTGGAACATTATAATTTTGTAAAAAATTACCATATACTATTCTTCCACCTGCTAATTCTTGGGTTTTAGCTACCCTAGGAACTGCATCATATACTCTAGTTAATTGATCAGGAGGAAGTGTTCTAAATGGATCTTGTGATTCATAAAAGAAGTTAACTAAAGTAGCTGTAGTAGTAACAGGCTTACTTTCAACTACATATAAAGTTGTAGAACCTGTTTCTTTATAAATTAATTCAGCTTCCACAATTCCATATCCTGTTGGAGTAGGTACTTGTAATTGAACAGCTTTTATAGCATTTATAAAAGTTTCAATTTCCCCAAAATCTCCTGTACTTGTACTAATAGTATCAACATTATTTAATCTAGAAAACATTGTAGTGGTAAATGGCGCTAATAAACTATATTCCCCGTCTTCAAATTTCCATCTATATGAAAACCTAATCATTTTATTTTCTAAAAAGTTAGATGTAATAGATTGTCCCTGTTCATCTGTTGTGCCAATACTTAATACTGTAGGTGAATCATAAGGTGCAAACTTAGCTACAGAAGCAACATCATCTAATGATGTTAAATTTGTATAATAAGCTGCATCATTTCTAGCTTTTTCAACATTTATTTTTCTTGGACAATTTCTATTGTCAGTCCAAAACAATAAATTATCTACTAAATTTATACCATTAACCGGAAAATCCTGGTGGAAGTTTAAATCATTTCTAGTAATTAATGTTCTTAACTGATTATTTATTTGGCTAAATTCATAAATAGCATGAGTACCTGTGTTTGTTTTATTAGTGCTATTATTAGTAGTTGTAAAAAAATACAATCTTTCTGTAAAACTATCCCTAAATACACCTATACATTTAGCGCCTGCTGTATTTATATCACCAATTAATTCGTTTCCTAGAATATTTTCTACAGCGCCCATATCAGCACTTTCAGATTTGCCTATATTAACATTTAGCGCTTCTCGGTATTGGCCCGGAGGTACTAGTCTATCATCTAAATCACGGTTCATACCCCCGCCATTAAATGTTCTTTTAATTACTGGCATAAAATTCTATTAATGTTTAATCCATTTTGATTTTCCTCTAAATACTTGCGATATTTCTGGAAGTTTCATATTAGATAATCTTATTTTAGCATTTCTCATTTTAGCATAAGCTTCTTTTTTATATAATGGAGCAATTTGTGCTGCTGAGGGACGTAACTTTGTTAAATTATAAAGCATAAAAGCCATAACTGCATCTTCAGCTAATTTAGGCACAAATACATTAGAAAAATCTCCATTATCGCCTAATCCATCAGAAATATATCTTAAAGTAATAATATCATCAGCTTTAAATCCAGAGCTAAAATAAACTTGACCTGCATTAAGATCCAACACAAAAGTGCCGTTCATGTTGGCAAACTCTGGAATTGTTCCATAACGTTGTCCCCACCAACCCATAACACTTTCTGGGCCATAAATACTATTATAATAACCAATATAATAACTTGCTAATTCATCAACTGTTAAAAGTGAAATTGCTTTTTGGTATCTATCTAATGTTTCAGATTCTTCTGCCCATAACACTTCTCCAGTTTGATCATATAGATATTTGTAATCATCATCTTGAGCAATACCTCTAGTTGGTTTTGTTGCTTGAGAAGGTAATATAGGTCTCATATTACCAAATTTATCTGTATAAGAAAAACTTACATAATTAACAAAATCTGAAGGTAATGACATCTGTAATGTAGTGCTTAGTTGTATTTCAATAGTCTTATTAGAATAAAAAACATCATAACTAAACTCTTGCACAGCGCGTTGGGCCCAAAAAGCCACTTCATATCTAGGGACTTTAGTTAAAGCTTTACCGTCACCAATATAAGAAATCATGAAATTATTAATAATATCATTTATATTAGTTCTTCTATAAGATCCCGGTATCTCTGTACCATTACCTCCGTCTAAAGCGGAATAATTATCTACGTCTAAAGGTCTTCTTGATATTGCCATTATTGTTCAGTTGTTGAAAGTTCTTGTTCTTTTGCCATTGCAAATTGTGCCACATCTGCTTGTTTTATAACTACTCCCGCATAACTTAATATTCTTACTATTAATTCTGATTGTTCCGAAACATCTAATTCAAAATTATAAGATTTTGCAGGTGTAGTGTAGCTATCAGTAGCAGGATCAAATTGTGTAGAGTCATAAATAGGTTCGTTAGGAACACCAGAAGCTATTTGAGCTGGTGTTGGCATTACATAACCCCATTTAGGCTGTACTGGTTTAGATAAATAATCTACTGTTACCCCGGTGGTTATAGAACTTGGATATACTTTAACACCTGTTGAAGTTAAAGTATAAACAGGTTGTGTAGCTACAGGGTAAGTTAAAGGAGATAAATTTATATATTTAATCTCTTCATTAGAGGCATTGTCAGCAACCACATCATTTACATTAACCACACCTAATTTATAAAAATCAGTAGGATAAGTAAATTCATTGCCATTTTTAGTTAATGAAGTATTTTTATAAAGTGCAGCAATTTTTTGAGATGATGTTAATGTAGGATTTGAAAAATCACTTTCTACATTAGATCCTCCTGTTTGCATTTCATAAGCCATTTGTTTCATAAAATAACCAGCAAATATTGCCTCTTGAGCTTGGGTAGCTAAACTGTTAAATTCCTCAGGTGTTATATAGCCCCTATTGTCTTTGTTAGTAATAACAAGAACAGCGTTATATACAGTATTTACATTTACCATTTATTTATTTTTAGTATTAATTAGGTAATATAGGGCAATCTCTCGCCCTATATTGATTTTATTAAGCTAACTTTTTAGCAATAGATTTCATTAAATCTAAGCCTTCATCAGTCTTAAAATATTGTGCTAATGCTCCATAAGGATGTTGATCAAATGGCACGGTCATAATTTTTTTACCATTAGCAAATTTAAATACAGTATTATCATCTGTAAGTTTAATTATATTTGCTTCAACAGCTCTATTAGCTAAGTTTCTTAATTGAAGATCATCATCTTGACTTAATTCGATAAATAATTTAGGGTTCCCTTTAGCAAAATTATAAGCATCTCTTTTTAATTCTTTAGATGATAATTGTCCAACACTACTTCCTAACTCAGTACGCATTATAGCTTCTAAATGACTAATGTCTAATTCTTGTACTAGATTTAAAGCTTTTAATTCATATTCAATCCAATCAATTTCTTCTTTAGCTTCTTTAGCTGTATCTACTTCTTCCCATAAATTACCATTTCCTAAAGGATGATATATAGACATTAACTTTTGTAAATTTTGTTTATTCCTAGGAACAAATAAAACACCATCTTCAAACATTACATGTTCTAATAAAGCTGGGCCTTTCTGTTCGTCTATAAAAAGACTTGGATGATTAGATGTTAATCTTAATTCTCTAGTTGCACCTGTTTCCTCGTCAAACCATAATAATGGTTTTCTAGGTGTATTCCTTGTTTGGATAGACCAAGTGATAGGAGCTCTACCATTTGTTAATATATAAGTTCTATCTTTAATTTCCCAACCTTTTTCTCTAGGCGAAACGTTTGGGGTTTTCTTTGTTTTTGTTGTCATAATAAAATAATATAAAATAAGAACACTAGGCCCCGAAGGGCCCGTATCCTATGTTAGTAAAAATTACGCGTCTTTGAATAATACAAAATTATTAGCCGCTTGTGTAATAAGACATCTTTCACTTAAGTAATTGATTCTCATTTCATCAACGTCAGTTGTAACAGCTCCACCTACAGATCCAGTGATCCAAGATTTATTTTTTCTGTTATCAACTTCAGAAGCTCTGTATCGAACATGTAAGAAAGGTCTTTTAATATTTTGACCTAGTTGTTGATCGTATACAGTTGAAGTACCTGCAGGAATTAAAACTCCTTCAACGTCTCCAAAACCACCTCTTGTTGACCAATCATTAAGATATTTCCAGTCAGTTTTATAGAAGTCATAAGAACCTCTTCTGTAACCAGTAAATCCTAAATTAAGTGCCATATCCTCACTGTTATTAAATACTCCAAAAGAAGTACCACCAGCATACGCTCCATTTTGTTGAGCTAGGATATCATCAATTTCTAAAGAAAGGTTTCTATTTAAGAAAAGCATGTTTTCTTCGATAGCTCCTTGCTTGTCTAATTGTTTAAGTACAGCATCAAAGTCAGTAAGTGCACCACCACCAGCAGCTTGTGCTCCAAATCCAGAATATACATTTCCTCTTGCTTCTAAAGATGCGAAGAAACCTTCAGTACCTTTAGCAGTTTGAGTTGATCCATATCCTAAAACAGCACCAGTACCGTTTTGTAAAACACCTTCAACCATAGACATTTCTAAATAGTCTTCCCAACGAAGTCTATTTTCATGCTCTGATTTCATATACCATAAATATCCATTAGCCCCATTTTCAGAAGTAACTTCAATCCAACCGATCTGAGCAGTGTCAGAACCATTGATAGAATAATTTTCTTTTAAGATAATTGGTGAATTAGAAAAAGTAGCGTAGCTAGGATCAAGTTTGCCAGTGAAGTTTGAAGTTCCTTTTGCAAATTCAGATCCGTAAGCTATTACTGTAAATTTATCGCCAGCAGCAACTGCAGGTGTTCCTGTATAACTTTTTATAGAAAAGTGTTGTGCTGATACGAATGTTACTATACCTTTAACTACAGCCGCTCCTGCTGCACCAACATTACCTGTAGCTGCTTCTTTTTGGATCATAACTGTTTGACCAAGTCTGAAGTTAACTTCGGTAGTTGCTTGAGTAGTTGAACCTAAGCTTGAAGGTTGGTTAGCTGGATTAACATAATAGTGCTGAGTTACACCTCCTGCTGTACTTGCATTAGCAGTAGAAGCTGTTGTAGCAGCATTATTAGCTACGTGTAGACATTGTGTATATCTAGTATGTAATCTTCCTTGTTCAGTCCAAATTATTTGGTCAGACGCAGAAGGCATTTCTGCTGATACCATACGAAGGAATGCACCGATAGTTCTATTTCCATATCGTTCTACTTCTTTTTCGTATACATCAGGTAAAAATTGTTGTCCCCATTGTGCAAAATTTGTATCTGTGAAATTTATATAATTCCCAGCATACATATTTTTAGTTTGGGTTGGTTGTAAAGGGGCCGGAACCCCAGCTGTAAAAGCCATGTTGTTTTGATTTTAAGTTGTTATTATTTCCATTTAATTCGCAACTTACTAGGATCATTATCATTAGCTGAAATAGCACGCACTCCAGAAGTGTTATTCTTCGGCATAGAAGAATTATCTATTCTAGGGTCCATCTTTATATTTTTAGCATTTTTAGCACTTTCTCTAATAGCATCGGCACGGCCTTGCTCATAAAAGTGACTAGCTAATTTATCTGCATTTTGTGCAGCAAATAAAGATTTATGATAATAAGCAGTGTCTTTTATAACACCTTTATTATCTAAATGAGTACCTATCCAATTATTGATAGAAGATTGAAATTCTTTAACCTTTTGAGGATTTTCAACTTTATAACGGTATTTGTTTTCTCCGACCTTAAAATCAAAACCTTTGAAATTATCGTTAAAAACTTTATCTGTTTCCTTTCTAAAATTGTTTGCTTTTTCCTCAGCTCCTTGTTGTTGCTGTTTGTAATTATTATAAAACTCTATTGCTTCATTTTGTTCAGGTGTTAAAGTATCTTGCTTTCTTAACTTAAGATCTGCATAATACTTTTCCTTATTAGAATTGAAATAATTTTGAGCATTAAATAATTCCTCTTTAAAAGCTAATTTCTTAGCTTTTATATCTTGCGGATCATCCGCTTCCCCATCATATGAAAAATTTTTATTAAATAAAAAATCAATATCTTCTCCATCTAAATGAGGTTTTGTTTTTGAGTAATATTCTCTTAATAAACTAATATTATCCATTTTAGATACATCTCGATTAAGATTTACGTAATCTTCAATAGTTCCACCTGTATCTTCTAAAAACTTAACTAGTTTATCAACATTCTCTGGAAGATTTTTAGAGTCTTCCTTAATTTCTTCTTTTTGTAAAATAGGAGATTCTTTTTTAGTTGTCTCTTCTTTTACATCTTGTTTAGTATTCTCTTCTGTTATTAATTCAAGTGGTGAATCTGGAATACTAGTTTCAGCATTAGATTCAATTGGTTTATCTAATACTTTTTCCGTTTTTTCAACGGTTTTTTCTTGTTCTTTATTATCTTGCTCCCGTAAGCTTTTGTCCACCTTCGGGCTATCTCCGGATAATTCATCCACAGGAATTTTCTTTGTTTCTTGCTCCTGAATGGCATCTTGTTTATTTTTTGTTTCTTTTTGAGCTTTAGGCTCTGCTTTAACTTTAGGTTCTTTTTTAACCTCCTTAGGTGGTTTATCTAAATTTATTTTATAAACCCCGTCATCTTGTAATCCAAAGTTTTTATCTACTTCACCACTTTTTACAGCATTATCTAATACAATTGCTTCTTTAGATTGAGTAGTTTCGTTAACTTCTGGAACTTCTTTAACTTGTGTTTCTTGTTCTTCCATAATATAATATAATAATTAATTGTTTTTATCTAGGTTCAAACCTTGATAGATCAATACCCCCTAAAACATCATTACCTTTTGATTCAAAAGATTTTTTTGGTTTAGCAGTATCTGGTGGGCCAGCAATACTACTTACTGAAGCCTTTACATTTGCAACCTCTTTCTGAGTTTCAGATTGTTTATCTACTAACTCTTTTTGGGCTTGTAATTCTAGTTGTTTCAATTGCACATTTAAATCAAATTCAAATTGCATTAATTCCCTTTTTGAACGGGCTTCAACTTCTAGTTTTTTAATTTCAAATTCTATATCTGCTTGGCGATATTGAATTTTAGATTCTGTTTTAACTTGTTCTGCTTGGGCTTTAGCATTTTCAACTTGGATTTGTGCTTGCCCTTGTGCTTCTGCTTGAGCAGCACTTGCAGCTTGAGCTTGTTGCTGATCAGCTTGTTGTTTTTTAATTCTTCTAAATTTTAACAGTTGATTTGCTAACTGTATATTTTTTATTTCTCTTACATCAATTGCGTCTTCTAAAAATATATTTTCTTTTGATAAAGCCATTTGTATGTTGGCTTCTAATAAAGTTTTTTCTTGTTCATCTGGAGCTAATTCTAAAAATATACCGAAATCATGAAGATGTAAATCTTTCATTTCTTCTAATGAACCAACTGAAAATGGCCCTAGCGCCCCTATAAAAGCTTCCTTAGTAGGGTGATATTCTAAAGCATCTTTAAATCTTAACGCAATACATTGGGCTAAACGTGTAGTAATATTCATGCTACTATCTAGTATATGCCTTGTAGCCACATTACTATTAGCCGCTGCTAATTTTTGAACACCTACTAATGAATTAGGATCTGGGTCAGAACCATCTCTAGCTTCATTTAAACCAGTTATATCTCTAATCATTTGGATATATTGATTATAAGCAGTAACTAAAATTTGTATTTGATTCCCACCTCCCCCAGGTAATTCTGTGATAGGAACTTTTCCTAAATTTTGATCACCTTCTGTAGTTAATGATCTACCAATAATAGACCCTGTTTGAAAATACATATTAAGGGCTTCTTGAGGATTGTAATTTGTGCCATTACCTAAATCAATCTCAGCTAACCCATCCGCATCTAAATATACACCAGATGGTGTCATTTTTTGTATAGCTTGTTGCATTTTTAAATGCGTTAATTGAATTAAATCCGCATAAGGCATCATTTTAGCCACTAATGAATTAATAGCTCCTCTATATATTCTTGGTGCACTTACTACATAATTCATTAATACTAAATTAGTATTAGAGTTTGGTCTTACTATATTAGATGCTTTTTCCCATTGCAGCATTGTATTAGTCCCTAATATCAATACTCCTTCATAAACTGTTTCTACAGCTTCTGCTACTTTTTCAAATCTATTTCTTTTATCTTTAGGTGGATCAAAAGAATCATCTTTTTTAATAGCCTTACTAGCCCCTGTAGATGTTTCTTTTATTTTATAAACATTATTTTCCCAAGTTTTCCAATTAAAATATAATACGGAAACTATATTATTATCGTTATTCCATGAAGCATTAGTATAATCATTATAAGATGTCCAGTCGTAACTTTGTTTAGCTAATTCTTGGAATTCTTCATTAGTTACTCCAGGAAATTGTTTTTTAAGTTCATTAAGTTTAACTCTTTTAACTTCCCCAAAATAATAACAATCACTAAAATTAGGATCTTCGGTATAAGACCATATAAGATTAGCAGGATCTACATAATCAAGCTTTATACCATCAGTATTATTAAAAGTACATTTACCAGCTCCTATTCCAATAACAGCTAAATCATAATCTATACGTTTTTTTATTTCATCATATTTATTAGATAACATTACATTATTTATACCTTCTTCTTCTGCAATTTCAATCCCTTGTTTATAATTCAAATTCATATACAATTGAAATTCTTCTGAATTTAAAGGCAGCTGATCTTTAGGAACTGCTCTAGGGGCTGACCCTAATTCTCCCTCCATTACATCTAATAAAGCTTGACTAGCTATATCATCTTCAATTCCTTTTACAAATTTAGTTTTTCTATCTGTAGCAATAGGATCTTGACCTACAGCTTTAATAGAAAATAATCTATCTTGCATACCGTTAACAACAATATCCACAAACTTAGGGATAATTGGAACTGGTTTCCAGTCTAAATTTAAATATGATAAATCTCCATTAACTGAAAATTCATCTTTATATTTTCCAATAGCCTGTTCTCCTCTTGCGTATAATCTAAGGTTATGATATTCATTAGCAGATTGATAAAATCTTCCAATATTACCATCTCTATTAAACCAATCTTGCTCAATAGCTTTAGCTACTCTAAACCCGTAATCTAAAGACTGCTTTTCAGCATCTGAAACCGCTTGGCTTGGAAATTGACTATATTGTCCTGTTGTTTGTGTCGCCATATTTATTTTATTAACTGACTTCTTGATCCTTCATTATTATATTGTGAAAACATAAAATCAAGTTTTTTTACTGTTCTTTCTATATTTGGTCTATACATATGTTTTCTGCATGCCATTAAAGCTAGACCGCTACTGATGGATGCATCATGAGCTGTTCTTCGATTTATATCAAATCTAGCCCAATCTTCTAGTGTTCTTTGGAAAAACATATTACCATGATTTTCTCTTATTTTACCTACATATTCCTCTATGTAAGACTCTATTGCTGCTGCATGAGCTTGTTTTATATCTTCTGAGGTATTTGGTATACCCCCCAATTCTAATTCGGTTTTTGACAATTTTGATCTTAATCTGTCAGGACGATTCATTGAGAATCCTCTATAACCTCTTCTTTTAAAATGGTATAATAAACGCGGTTTGTTATTTTCTGCTAATAATGGCATACCATAAAATATGCAAGCCATTAAAACATCTTCAAAAAATATCTCTGCGGTTTGAGGCCTAGATATATATTCTAAAAAGAATTTAGTACTAGGCACGGTAGGATCCATTGAAAAAGTTGTTAATCCATGTAAAGCGCCTTTTGAGCCTCCCCCTCCAACTGTTCCTGAAATATCATAAGGATCACATCCAAAAGCTCCTAGCCCATCATTGCCAGGATAGTTTATACCATTTTTATTTATTATATTGTTTTGTAAATTATCTGGCGGTATCCAAGAAAGTAAAAATCTTCCTTTAAGATTTGGTTGCCAAATCACTTTACTATCTTTTATTCCATTTCTCCATCCAAAATTTCCTTTAACTATATGACCTTTTTTAGTCATTTCTTCATTAAAATCAATTTGTTCGTAAATCTTAGTTAGATTAAATAAGGAATTAAAAGTTTCATCTCTAAATGCATGCTTCTCTGACCTTGGAAACTGTCTATAATATTCATTTAAAGCATCTGAATCTCTTTTTAAACCTTCAACTTCATTTTCCCAGTGGTCAATGACTCCCGTAGAGATGTATTCACCATCAATTCCCTCAACCGCTTCTGGTGGTGTATTGAATACAGGGAACCCATACTTATCGATAAATCCTTCGAATCCCCACTCCATAGGTATGAACAAAGCATATAATCCACTTGTAGTCTGGCCATTGCGATTTCTATTTGTGACATCTGAATTATAATATAGTTTTTTAAAATTATCCCCTCCTTTATCTAATGCATTAGAGGTAGATCCCATCATACATTTTCCAACTATTTTGGATCCGAGCCTGAGGCACGTTTTTGTGACCCTCCAGTTATTGAGGATATTGTCGGGACGTTCCCATTTACCCGATTCGTCATGAACGAGGAGTTGTAACTTCTCCCCATCGTACGAGTTGTCCCCGGTATTCTTCCAATCGATGGTTGTATCCAATCCTTCTTGTATCTCCTCGGTTTCCTCGAAGGAGGTGGCCCGAATGGTTTTTCTTGTAAGTCTTCTTGACGGGACTTTGTAGGATAATTCAGTTTTCGGCCTTTCCATACCGTCCTGGATTGGTTTAAAGAAGAAGGGATAATTAGTTGAGATCGGTACAACCTTATCTGTGAACATCTTTTTAGCATCTGCTCCAGTCTTAGATAAGATCCCAAACCTAGAATCCTTTGAAGTTGTAGCCTGGTTGACACATTCAGCTGATGCCATGAAACTAAAGCCAGACCGTCTATTCTTAAGATAGCACATTCCGTAACATCTTCTATCCAATTTGCACGCCTCCCAAAAGTAGAAAAAAATCCTATTTGCTTGTCTAAAATCCGGTGATCCCACGTCGATTTTTGTCCAGTTGAGATAGATATAGTGCGATCCTGTAATGTAACATGGGGAACCGTTGCACATGAACCAATACCCATCATTCCTATAATTAAACTCAGTATCAATATATTCATAATACTGATCTTTAGTTTTTTCTGGATAGCTGTGAAAATCATATATTGTTTTTATTCTTTTAAGAGATTGAGGTTTTTCCAATTTTTTAAAATATTGATCAGATTTTTTTAAATCTTTACCATCAATATTCTTTGGAGTTTGAGGTAATCCTACCTTAAGACCTTGAATCTCATATATTTCTCCTAATGTACCGTCTTTGCTTATTATAACGCAATCAAATTCTTCATTATAACCATGAGTAAATTTCTTGTGTCTATTCCAATTCTTTACTTTTTTATTAGATAAATGATCGGTTAGAACTTTATATAACGTTTGTTTATACATTATTTTATTCTATTTTCAACACCCAAAAAAGTTTTATTATCTTTTTTGTCTTCTTTTTTATCGGCCAATTCTTCAATCTTTTCAATAATTTTTAAAGAATCTTCTATAGCTACCCATTTTGCTTGAGCTGCTGTTTTAGCTTTTTCCGGGTCTAATTCAACTAAATCTATTGTTTGCCTAATAACTTTTTCAAGTTCTATTAAAGCTTTATCAGCTGCTAAAATTACTTTTTTTCGACGCTCCATAATTAATTGTTATATGATTTGATAAAATACGGTATAATTTTTGATTTTCTATAGTAAATTCATATTCAGAATCAGGTGTAAACCCCACAATATCTCCACAGGAGACGTTTAAAGCATCCAAATTACTATCACTATAGATTAACTCCCCTTTTAAATTTTCGTCTGTTTTAAGAGCCCATTTATTATCTTTATAAATTGGTTTCACAAAACAATAACCATCGGTAGCTTTCCACTCATTGTTATTTTTATATGCAAATACTTGATCTGGTGCTACAAAATATGTGTTTTCACTTAAAAAATTACGCGAATTTTGTTCTTCACCTCTAACATCAATCCATTTTCTAAATACATTATGATGCACAATAATTTCATCTCCTATCTGAACAGGGGATTTTATATCTAATGGTATAGACGTTACAGTTCCAATTCTATTTACAAAAATATAATCTCTTTCATTAATTTCTGTGTTTAATATTAATTCTTTTTTATTAACATCAATTTTATTATTGTACCTGCTTTTAGTTGATATAATATAATTTTGGATAGATCTCATTTAATAATTTAAATTGTATTCTACTGAAACAGCCATATTAGCATTAAAATGTTTCCAAGGAAGCACTTCATTATTTTTTGTTATAAAAATTTTATATGCTCCTTTTTCTTCTAATATATCTGAAATAGTATGTCCCCCATATACCTCTTGCCCTACAGAATAATGCATTGCTTCATTTTTATAATCAGTGCCAATGCTTATCTTTCTTATTAATTTTGCCATTTAATTTAAATTTATACCAATTGAGAATATTCGCTAGGAACATCAAACCCTGGGCAATCTTTTTTTGAGTATTGATTGTGCCCAGATATTTTTTTTATATCATATACATTAATTAATTCAATAAGTAGTTGTAAGAGAGACGCTTTTTGTGCGTCGGTTCTAGTATCGCTACCATTTTTTAAACCACCTCCAATATAACATATACCTACTGTATTTTTATTACGCCCTTTGCAATGAGCTCCTGTTTTACTAATAGGTCTACCTTCTTGAACAGTTCCATCTAATTTTATTACATAATGATAACCTATATCGCTCCAGCCGTTACCATCCACATGCCATTCTCTAATATCCTCTACATCGAAGTCTCTGCCTTCTGGAGTAGCACTATAATGTAAAATTGCTTCGTTTATTGCTCTCATTATTATTTATGTTTATTATTTCCAAAAACCTTTTCCACACCACGAGATCCGAAATAGCCTCCAATTACAATAGTAAGAAGACCAGTAATTTGATCAAGTGGATATTTTAAATACCATCCTGCGACATAGCTAACTGTTAAGAAAACCAATATCAAGGGGCGTACATTAGCCGCAAGCCAATTTCCCGACCGAGCATCTGCTACCCAACGTCTTGTAGTACCATCAATTTCTGCGCGTTCTACTTCTAGTTTTTTAAGGGCAATAGCTTTATCTCCTTCAGACATATCGCTGCCTCCTATTATTGCTTGAATAACACTCCCTACTGGAGTGTCACCAGCAATTTTTCCTACTACGTCAGGAATTTTATTTAATAAAAATTTCCCAACGCCGGTATCTTTAAATTTTTTTTTATTACTCATTTAATTAAATTTAAGCTATAGCTATAAATATATACTTATAACCATTTTCATTTAACATTGCATCAGCAGTATTTTGATGTGGAAATGAAAAACCTGTAGCTGTTGTTGTAAAGGTATTTAATGTACTATCACTTTCAGCATTAGCTAAATTAGGGTTTAAACATTTTCCGCTACCTCTTGCAGCATCAAGAATGGCCCAATTTTCTACATTACTTGATGATTTAACCATTATAAATCGTGGTTCAAATCCAGTATAAATAGTAACTCCAGCCGTTTTACCGACATAAGAGCCTACTCGGCTATACCCCGGTATTGATCTAAAGCAATACGCTATAAATTTATCATTATTTGTATTTACATCTGTGTCAGTTCCTATAGTAAACACTGTAGATGCTGGCATTGTATCATTCCAATAAAGAGAAGTAGTAGCTGTAACACCGGAATCATTTAATCTTAATCTTTGTGTTTCAGGACCATTATTTGAAGTGCTATTTCCTATATGGTATACTGCCCAATATAAAGATGAATCTAGGCTTTTTATAATTATAGCTTCGGGAGGGCCACCTAAACTATGCCCGACAGTTGCTCCTGCTGTATTATTTCCAAAATATTTTACTATACTAAATCCACCGTTAGGATTAGTTGATACTTGACTTGGTATTGTACCATCAGTATTTGTACCATTTAAAAATCCTGGCTGACCAAATGTTACATTAGTAGCAGAGGCATTATTAGTACCTCCAGCATCATCAGCATTAG